ACAACCTCTTTTAAATGATCAAAACGATATAAATGAATGGGAACAGTTCTATGGAACCAAAATTATTACATAAATCAGATCAGCTCGACCTGGCCTTAGAAAAGAAAAAGTATGATGAATTTGGGTACACGGACTTTAAAATACTTCATGCAAGGCAATCATCATGTAGCGAGATATCTGAAATAAATTATAATGAAGATATAAAAATTGTAAAGATTAACAATTTAAAAATTACCAATACTGATGCCGAGCACGTCTATATTTTAGGCAAAACGTTTATATCCTCTTTTCATTATCACATGCATCATTTTCTTGCAGAATCTATAGCGCAATATGAAAATATAAAAAACGTAGTACCAGATTTAAAAACAGTTTTTGTTGATGATGCTCCTTACCCATATTGGAGGAATAATTTGAATGACACTTCGTCATCGTCATTCATGAGTGATTTAAAAACAATGTCCTTTGGGACTAGGAATAAAGATTACGAACCACATCAATACTTTGAGCCAGTCTTTAATGCATACTCTAGTGATGGTCAAATATATAACATGAATTATGATAATTTATTTTTTGAGGAAGTTTATTTTATAGTTGATTTTTCAAAAATAATACCAAAGAGTATATTTGAGCAACATGATTTTACTCCAATGTGGATGTATGAAGATGTTGATGTCTATACAAAAATTAATTATAATAGCTTTATGCCAAAGGGATTATTTAAAATAAATAAAGCACTAGACTTTAAAGAAAATCACACTCTGCCTAAAAAAATATATATATCCAGAAGTGATTCAAATGAAAGAAAAAAAAAGCAATATATTTCTACTGCAACCGAAGAAAAAATAAAACAAGATATAGCCATAAGAGTTTTTGATAACGAAGCAGATATTGAAAGTTATTTTATTTCATTGGGCTATTGTTCTGTATCTTTTGAAAAAATTAGTTACATCGAGCAATTGCAGTATATGAGAAATGCAACACACATCGCTGCATTATCAGGAACTGCAATCATTAATTCATTTGCTTGTAACGCAGATGCTACCATAATAGAGATTAGGGTAAAAAGTGGATACACGCATACATATAAAGATTATCATAAATTTTATGGTATATCAAAATATAATAATTTAGTAATAGATTTACGATACTTAAACGAGGACCCAAAAAAAATTCTAAATGAATTAAAAAGTATGTCAAACATTTTTCAAAAATCTAGCGGCGACAGGGCATATATCACTAGAGCATACAATAATATATTTATTGATGGCAAAAAAAATATACTAATAAAATCATCTACAAATACTGAAAAAATTAAATCTGAGCACGATTACTACTGGAATCTACCTCATAATATAATGAGGTATTTTGCAATGCCATTTGACTTTAAGTATAACAATAGTCGTGCAGAATATTCAATGGAAATATTCAAAATACAGGACTTAGCACATCAGTATGTATCTGGTGAATTAAGTGTGGAATCTTTTAAAGAGCTACTTGAAAGAATTAAATCTTTTCAAGACGAATGCCGTGAATCATCAATAGAAGAAAAATCTAACGTAGATGTAATGCAAGAATCAATAGATATTATTTTAAATAAAATAGATACAAGGATTCAAGAGCTTGAATTATATGATACATGGACCCATTCTGATTTTAATAAAAAGTTGGCCTCGATGCATATAACTCCTTCAACACTTAAAGAAAGGGTTATTATAGCTTTTGGTAAGTATTCTGGCTCAAGAAAAACATTTGTTAAAAAAATTTCCCACGGCGATCTCTGTTTTTCAAATATTTTATGGGACTATAATAACAAAATAATGAAGCTTATAGATCCAAAAGGAATAGAGTATTTATACATGGATGAGTATTATGATATAGCAAAACTAAGTCACTCTATCAATGGATTTTATGACTACATAATACATGAGCTATACGAATTTGATTATATACATCAAAAATTAATATTTACCGCAGAAAAAAATCAAGAGATATTAAATGTATTTAAAGAGTATTTAAATGAAAAAAATATAGACTACAAATTAATGAGGACATTTGAAGCATCAATATTTTTATCAATGCTTCCCAATCACGCAGAAAGCGATCAAAGAGTTGCAGCTTTTATGTTGACATGTCATAATATTTTAAAGGAGCTTGAAGATTAATATATTAATACCAATGGCTGGGAGGGGCACAAGAATGAAAATTTATGATCCTTCTGTGCCAAAACAGATGATAAGCATTCTTGGGAAACCAATGATGCAGCACATCTTTGAAAATATTAGGCTCGATGCCCAGTATATATTTATTGCCACAGATCATGATTTAAAAAATTTTAATATAGAGGAAATTGTAGGTACTATATTTGAAAAATATAAAATTGTTCCACAAAATGGATATGTTGATGGAGCAGCAATATCTATTTTGTATGCAAAAGATTTAATAAACAATGAAGACCCATTACTCATAGTAAACTCAGACCAAGTTATAGAGTGGGATCCAGGAAAATTTACAGAAATATTAAATTCTGATTTTGATGGAACTATATTTACATTTAATAGCAATTTGCCAAAATACTCCTATGCAAAAACAGATAATTATGATATAGTTACTCAAGTTGAAGAAAAAAATGTTATCAGCAATAATGCCACAGCAGGTTTTTATTTCTGGAAACATGGGTCTGATTTTGTTAAGTATGCTGAGTCTATGATACATAAAAACATAAGAACAAACAATGAATTTTATGTAGCACCAGTTTACAATGAAGCTATATTAGATGGCAAAAAAATTAATATATTTAAAGTAAATACAATGTATAACCTAGGTTCCCCAGAAGACCTAGAGCATTATATAGAATGGAAAAAGAATGTCTGATTACGTAAACATTACCAATCCATACGGTGACATATGGATATGTGAAAATTTTTTAAATGACGAAGAAAGAAATACTTTATTTAATTTTGCAAAAAATAGTACGGAAGATGAATGGAATCTAAGATACATTAAAGATAGATCCCTAGAGGCTTCTTATAAATATGAGCTGGGTAGCGACGAATGGAAAGAAACAGTCGAGCACAGAAATAACTTTTGGGATGACAAAATTATAGAAATTCCAAAAGAGTATAAAAATATTACTGATAATATTTGGAATAAAACTAATTTATTTTTTAAGGGCCAGTACAAGATAACTGAGTACATGACCATACAGAGACAATACACTGGCGAAGAACTGAAGGTTCATGATGATAGGGGATATAAAACCACTTTAGAAAGAGCTATTGTAATTTATTTAAATGAAGACTATAATGGTGGAGAGATATGGTTCCCGCAACATGATGTATCCTACAATCCAAAAGCAGGTAGCCTTATTAGCTTCCCAGGAACAGATGAATATCTTCATGGAGTAAAAGCAGTAGCGGATGGGCCAACTAGATTTGCTTTATCCAATTTTTGCTATTCAAAGTAAAGTTCTACCTCTGTAGCTCAGCGGAAGAGCAACAGACTTCTAATCTGTTGGTCGCTGGTTCGATTCCAGCCAGGGGTGCAAGGTCCCTATAGCTCAGCTGGTAGAGCAGCAGACTTTTAATCTGCGGGTCGAAGGATCGAAACCTTCTGGGGACACAACTGTTTTAGGCAACCAAAATGGTATAATACATATACCAAGCATTTCAAAATAAATAACATAGGAGAAACAAAATGGCAGCAGAACAAGGATCAGCAGCAAGATTAGTAGAAGTAGCATTAGCAGAAGTTGGAACTATTGAAGGTCCAAAAGATAATGAAACAAAGTATGGTAAGTTTACAAAGTCAAACTTTCAGCCATGGTGTGGTTCATTTGTTATGTGGTGTGCAGATCAAGCAGGAGTAAAAGTTCCTAATACTGTGTACACTCCAGCGGGAGCACAAGCATTTATTAAAGAAGGAACATGGCAGATGGCAGAAGTCGCAACACCAGAAGTTGGAGACATAGCCTATTTTGATTTCCCATCAGATGGTGTCGATAGAATTTCTCATGTAGGAATTGTTGTTGCCGTTAATACAGATGGCACAGTGGATGTTGTAGAAGGAAATACATCTTCAGATAAGAAAGGCGATCAAAGAAATGGCGGAGAATGCTGCCTCAAAAATCGTGCTTATAAAAAGAAGAATGGTTCAAAGCTTCGCAGAAGCCAAATTGTAGGAATTGTAGGATTTGGAAGACCATCATTTGGAAAGCCAGTAGTTAAAAAAGCTGCAGCACCAGCCAAAAAATCTGCAGTAAAAGGCGGAGGCGGAAAGCCTGCGGCAGCTAAATAATGTACGAGTATTACGTTAGAAAAGTAGAAGGTATAGTTGATGGGGATACAATTGATGTTCTTATTGATTTAGGATTTGATATACTTTTTGCATCAAGAGTAAGACTTGCTGGCATAGACACACCAGAATCAAGAACAAAAGATTTGGCTGAAAAAAAGCTTGGTCTTGAAGCAAAAGAGTATCTTAAGTATAAATTAAAAGATGCTAAATCTGTTAAAATTAAAACTGAAAAAATGGATTCTTCTGAAAAGTATGGAAGAATACTTGGATGGATATTTATAGATGATCAGACAGTGTCAATCAATGAACAAATGATTACAGATGGATATGCCTGGGGATATCTAGGAGATACCAAGGTCAAAGATTTTGAAGCACTTGCTAAAGTAAGGGCTAAGAAGAAATAGACAAGATATAAATATTTTGCTATAATAGTATACGGACTGCTCAATAGAGGGTCCGTATATTAATTTATTCGCTTGAAAGGGGAATAACATGGTTAACACCACATTCACACTGGATCTTTTTAAGGATCCATTTTTTATTGGTTGGGATCGCCAATTTAGAGATCTCGAAAAGGTAATGCATAATTCAACAAACTATCCACCATATAACTTGGTAGAGGTTAGTGAAGACACTTATATGATTGAGCTTGCTTTAGCAGGATTTAAAAAAGAAGACATTGCTATTGAACAAGAAAAAAATGTATTAACTATTAAAGGCTCATCGGTAGAAGATTCCAATAAGTATATTCATAAGGGAATCGGTGCGAGAAATTTTACTAGAACATTCTCTCTATCTGAGTATATGATTGTAGCGGGAGTTACAATGGAAAATGGAGTACTACGTGTACTTGTAATTAGGGATGTGCCAGAAGAAGCAAAGCCTAAGAAGTTTGATATCATGGACTCATTTACCCCAGAAGAAGTAGTATCTTCACCTATTGTAAACAAGAAAAAAAAATAGTATAATATAAATCTGCATCCCTTCATCGGGAAGTCGCAGATTTATGACCTGAGTATGTCTTTAAACTGCTCACTATAATTAAAGGATAGGTATGCCAGTATACGAATATAAATGTAGTCAAGATGATTCACATGCAGCTCTTGCTATAACTAGATCCATTTCAGAAAATGATCCAGGATATCAATGTGATCAATGTAAGTCCAATATGATTAGACATTTTAGCCCATTCGGCATACAGTTTAAAGGCAATGGATTTTATAAAACAGATAATCCTAAATAACTAAAGTGGTATAATTAACTAAGCAGACATGTTGTTTGCATAGGAGTAATAGTTGAAAAGGGAAAAGTTATTTAGAATAACAGCGTCCATAATGCTTGCATTTGGATGGCTTTTTATGTCCCCCGCCTATTCTGATGATCCCTTAAGCCTAGCAGATCAAGAAATTCAAGAGCTAAATAATAGCATTGATGACCTAGGATACAAGGATGAATTTATATCCTTAATCCAAGAAGCAGAAGAAAAGTACGACATTGCAGTATCTGCAAAAGAAACCCAGACCCAAACCTCTGACCTATATGATGACTCTCTTGATGCAGAAACCACGGCACTTGAAGAAAAAGAATTAGCCCAATCAGCAGTAGATGGACAAACAGTCACAGTATCAACTGCCCTAACCAATAAAAACAATGCCTATGATGCTCTTGGGGTAGCCAACATTAATCTACAAACAGCTCAGCAAGCATTAAATAATGCTGGTGGTGCTGGTTTATCATACAATGTTTATAGTTTAATCAGGGTTGATGGCCTTGCAGCCACAGATCAATTCTTATGTAGTGGAACACTAAATGGAAACTACATGACTCGTCCAGTTTGTGGTAATAGATATGAAAACTTTATAGTTAAATTTACTGGAAAAATAACAGTACCGTCATGGTTTACATCAACATATTTTGCAGGATATACAGATGATGGTTTTAGAATGTACATTGATGGAGAACTTGTAATTAATAATTGGCGGGAGCAAGGAACAATTTGGAGTGCTTATTCTCCTGTATATGATGTAACAAGCGATAAAGTTTTTGATGTAGAGATCTGGTGGTACAACGGTGGGGGGCCAGGATCCTATCATCTTGGATGGGGAATTCCTGGAGGATGGACTGGAGCAGGTTGTGACTATGCTGGAAATCCAAGAGTATGGGGGCAAAACTTTAGTTGTAATTTAAACACATTTTCTTCTGGATCTGGAGCAACTCAAGAACAGACCAACGACTACAACAATGCACTCGCTGCAAAGAACGCAGCCCAAGATGTATACAATGATAAACTAAATGTTTATAACCAAGCAGTTTCAACATTAAATGGTTACAATCAAACCCTAACTAATAAAACAAACGAATATAATAACTCAGTCTTAAATGTTGCAACGGCATTGCAAAATAAAAACAATGCTATCAGCGCATATAATCAAGCAATTAGTAATGTCAATAGTGCAATTGATAACGCATGGCGTTACTATGACGAGCAATCACAAAGAGAAATTCAATCTGCTATTGCTCAAGCAGCAGCAAACGCTGCAGCAAATCAGCCTACCCCAGAACCAAGCCCAGAGCCAACTGCTGAAGAGCCCCCTACTCCTGAGCCAAGTCCAGAACCTACACCAGAAGAGCCTCCTACACCAGAACCAAGCCCTGAACCAACACCAGAAGAGCCTCCTACACCAGAGCCTTCTCCAGAGCCTACAGTGGACCCTACAGACCAGCCTACACCTGAGCCTACCCCAGAGGAACCACCAACTCCTGAGCCTACTCCAGAACCAACTGAAGAGCCTGCCCCAGAACCATCTCCAGAACCTGGACCAGAACCAACACCAGAAGAGAACCCTTGGAATGAACCAGATGTAGAGATTACTGATAAAGTATTAGCAGCACTTGTTCCTGAAAAAGGAACGGGAACAGAAGAAGATTTATCTAATGTTATTGCTAACCTTACAAGCAGTGATAATAAATTAGTTACTCTTTCTGCTGAACAGATTACAGCAGTTAGTCAGACACTTAGAGCATTGACACAAGAAGCAAAAGCAGAGGTAGCAAGTGATCTTGGTATTAAGCCCTCAGAAGTTGCACAGATTGCTGAACAGATGAAGTCTAACCCAGCACTTGCAGAAGCCTTCGTTGAGTTTAATGATAGAGCAGAAAATGCAGGAGAAACTCCAATGCCATTTACATTAGCAGATGCAGTAACAGAAGTACAAACAGAAGCATTTTTGGCAGACCCACTTGGAGCGGTATTTGAAGTGGATGTTACAGAACTCCTATCTAATTTCTCTGAATTAGGTATGGATATGACAGATGATCAGAGAGAAAAAGCGCAGGAAGTAATTGTTCCAGTGGTGATAGCATCACAAATTGCAGGGGCAATGATAAGGAGGAACAAATGAAAATAATTAAAAAAGCTATAGGCCTAATAGGCAAAATGCTTAATGGATTAATTAAATGGTTTAAAGATGCAGGAATGGAATTAATTGCACAAGCATTCACCCTCCTAGGCTTCTTTATCGCATGGTTAACTTTGACGGGATCAGCAAGAGACATCGTTGGTATTGCAGTATTAGCAGTAACAGTAGTCTGGCTAATTACAATCCCGCTAAGAAAGGATAAATAAATGAAAGATAAAACAATGTATTTACTTTCTATGCTAGTAGGTATAGCAATACTTGCAGCAATTATAGGAGACTATGTAGTTGCAGGCATAGAAACACAAACTACAGGAGAAGCCGTTGAGGTTTCTTCAGATGTTATGACCCTTGTTCAGACAGCCCTTGGAGGAGTTATAGGTATCCTTGGTGGATATTTTGGTGCTAAGGGTTCAAAGGGTGACGAATAATGGCTAAAGCATATATAGAAGAACCAACACATGTAGGTGGAGGAGCAATTGCAAGCATTAATAATATTATTATGCGTATAATTGCAGTCTTTGCCGCATCTGGGTTGTCAGTAATTGGAGCAGGAGCAGTTGTAGGAATTGAAACCTATAAGGCAGTTATATTGGCTGGAACCCTTGGAGTTGCAACTGTAGTTGAAAAGCTTGCAAGAGGTTTTCTGGATGATGGGAAACTAACTATATCGGAAATTAATGCAGCATTTTCAGCAGTAGACAAAAAAGCTGCAAAATAATGCTATAATTATATTATGAATAAATACAGCATTAAATTAGATATAGAGGTTGAAGTAGAGGCCTTTAATTCAGAGGATGCAAAAGAATATATTCATGACATATTTAATATAGATGACGAAATTAAAAAAGTTAACATCCTCAAAATAATAACTAAATAGTCGTTGACAAAGCCGCTGGTCGCCATGTATAATTACATAGTACAGTGGTTTTGTGCATATTGGTCCATAGCTCAGTTGGTAGAGCGCCAAACTGTTAATTTGGATGTCCCAGGATCGAGACCTGGTGGACCAGCATATGCCCGAATGGTGGAATCGGTA